TACCATGTCGATAGTGCGAGGCCACTGGCGGCAGTAACATTGAGGTCCCACGCAGAACCACTGGCAGACATCAGCAGCGACAACAGGCCCGCGCCGCTGTCGTACATAATGATCGGAGCGAGCTGCGCCGTGTTCTGGCGCTGCGCAATCAGATAAGAATTTGCAGCAGACCCATAGCGATAATACCAGAAATCAATTGTGAAATTGGCTTTCATAAAATTTAATTCAGCGCTGTTCTTAACAGTGAGATGCTGGTTTCCAGCTGGCGCGACCTGCATCACGTTCGCACACAATGCACTATTGTTAGGCGTACCGAGTGGCGTTGCGCCGTAATTAGAAACAATTTTTCGCGTCAATGATCCTAGCGAACTCTCCCGTATGAAAGTGTCCTTGTCGAAATGCAGAAGGAGTTTGGTAGCTGCATCATTGCCACCCTGATTGATGCGGTCGTAATACGGCTGGTTCGACGGCGTAAAGTTTGCGGTCCATCTGGCAATGCCCTTTGAGATACGAAACTCGTCAATGTACCCGTTGAGATAATTAGAACCGGGAGAACCACCGACAGTCAGCGGCTTGGTCATATTCATCAACGGCAGACCGGTCGATGCACTGGTGAGCGTCTGGAGCAAACTGCCATTGATGAACGTGCGAATAATATTTCCCTGCCGCGTAACGGCGAAGTGATACCAAGTTCCGGCACCGAACCCCGTTGCCATGCCTGCGCCGTTGACGACGTCCCAACTCGTACCGTTGCTGCTGGCATAGAAAAACATTAGCGTTGTTGACGGTGAACTGCCACGGCATGAACGTGCCGCCGTCTCCGGTCGTGATGACTCCTCCTATTTGAGTTGTGCTTGCAAAGGCAGCCCAGAAATCAATTGTAAAATCTCCGGTCAATTGAAGATCAGGTGCTACCGGGCATTGAACAAACCCGACGCCACCAAAGGCCAATGCCTGATTGAACGGATAGCTAGTGATCGTGCTTGGCGATCCAGTCGTGTACCAAGCGTTCTTACGCAATGGTGCACCGAAGGCGCTGTCGATCGGTACGAATGGTGCAACGCCAACCTGCCCATCCGGTGCGTCCATGTGCAGGAGGCTGACGGTGTAGCTGTCGTTGCCAGCCGCATCGACAGGCGCGAGCCAGCTGCTCGCACTGCCGAGAAGTGAGGGAATAGTGCCGGCCAGCATCAGGCGAACGCCGCTTGGAACGTGCAGAACATGACCGGCGCTGCCGCCGAGCCAGAACAGACGTAGGTGAGAATGTCCTGCGCGTTTGGTGCCGTTGAGAGCACCGGCTTGGTGCCGCCGGGAAATTTATAAGCATTGCCCCATGTTGTGATGGTGCGCCCACCGGTCGAGTCTTGCACAATATAAATAATGCCCTTCTGTCCCTGCTTGAGATTTGTCGGATTAGCAAGCGTGCGGCCTACCGCGCCGATAATCCAAACAAAATCGAAGCCAGCACTGAGATCGGGTGTCGCCGTCGCGGCATCGATGAGCGTGACTTGCACTGCCGCCGCCCACACCTGATCGGTAGTTAGCAGCAGGTTCGCAGTGTTGTTGCGGTACTGCGCGAGTGTAGCGATCGCGCTTGCATTTATCTTTGCAAACGTGACGAGGCCGTTGGCAAGATTGGTCACCGGGAACTGGTTGACCCATGCCGTCGTCGCGATCGACTGGCTGTTGTCGGTGACCGTCGCCGGATTTGGCGCACGCGGATTGCCAGTGAAGACCGGCGAAGCCAGCGGCGCGTAAATGACGTCGATGTTGTCCCACCCGGCATTGAACCTAGCGTAATGCTTGGAGTCGGACGGCGCGTCGGCCCCCGTGTTGAGTGCAGCCCAGCCTAAACTCTTTCGGCCATACGTAACGCCGTCATTCGGCGCCTCATTGATTATGCCTTGTGGTCCTGCTGGCCCTTGTGGCCCCGGTATACCTTGTGTGCCTTGTGGTCCTGTATCCCCGGTTATGCCTTGAGGTCCCGTTGGACCGGGAGCACCCGTTGCACCTTGTACGCCTTGAATTCCCGGTGGTCCTTGTGCCCCCTGAGGTCCCATCGGGCCTTCCGGACCTCCCGGTGTACCGGGAATGCCTTGTGGCCCAGCCGGCCCAGCGGTCCCGGCAGGACCGGCTACGTTGACAAACCACGGACTGATCGTGCCTGAACCGACTGCATGACTGACGTTGACAGTGAGTATCTGACCGGTCTTGTCAGTAACGACGCCATCCATGTACTTCCCGGTTGGATCAACCTGCGAAGCCACGCGGACGTTAGAGCCTGCTCCGAACCCGACGAACAACTGATCGAGCGTAAACGTGTGAACGCCAACACCGATAGCGACAGGTGTCGCGCTCGTCGCAGCCATCGGCATTGCTGGCCCGAACGGTGCGACAGTGACGGTAACATCGGCAGGTCCGCCGGTTGCCGTGGAGTCAATGCTGCGGATCGTCACCGTGTTATTCCTTCGATGATGTTTAGATTGAAAGTGATACAGCGCCGGGTGATTTCGCCGTCAGTCACCACCACATCGCCCACATAAGCACCGGGAAACTTTTCCTTCATCGTGCCGACCGGAATGTAAAACATCAGCCAGCCGAAATTAGGGTACTCGCCAATGCGCAAGCCGCCGTCAGCAGTCGTCGCCAGTATGATCACTTCAACATCTTCCGGCTGAGCGCGGACCTCCATCGTAAACGTCAGGCCGCGCAAGTCAAGCTGTGGCGGACTGCCCGAGCCATCTTCGACGACATAGCAGATCGTGTCGATCCAGTCTTCATTGGTGCCGGTCTCAACCGTCATCGACACCAGCGGCAGTGCCAGAATGTTTGTCGTCATAGTGGTTTGAGACTGATTGGAGGAATGACTGCAGGCCACAAGTTATCGTCGCAAGGATTGAGTGGCCCGGTATTTTGCAGGTCGTTCGACGTCTTGCGGACGTTATTGACGTAGGACCAGCCGCGATCGATTTCCTTCTGCTGGTTCTGCGCATCGATCGGCCAGTTGTCGATCTGATTGCCGTACTGCATCATGTACGTCTGCGTAATAATGGCCGCGTTCTGCTGCGTGAACGGAGGAAAGACTGCAGTGATACGGAAATTTGCTTCACCGTTGATCACGCCGTCCAGTTCATCGCGCCACGCCGGCAGTAGTGCCATCCCCCTGTCCATACTGATGAACTTTGCATCGACAAACCAGAACCGCGTGCCGGTGGGATAAGTGCCGGCGGCGACAGTCGTCGTGTCTTCATACGTCGCAATGATCGGCGTGTTCTGTGACGCCGAAATCTGCGCCGTAACGACATAAACTTGCATGTCTAGTCTCCGTTAGAATGGTCCAGTCACCGGAATGGCACCGGCACCGATATACGAATAAATGTTACCGCCCGTGTTGAGTGCCGGCGAAAAGGAGCCGCAATTGCTGCCAGACGCATCGACGGAAGCAACCGCAATAGCCAACACGTCAACGTTGCCGTTGCCGAGCGCAGTAGCGTTGTAGGCGCAGATCGATCCGTTATGATGTGCTACGATACCCTCTTGGCCGTTGAAATTTAGGAACGACCCAGTGCCGCCGGCCATCGTCGGGTTCATGTAGATATTGGCACCCCAGCACGCCTCGACGCCCGAAATGTGATTGCCGAAACCAAAGACGCCTTTGGTCATGCGCATCACGCCGTCGAGCGAAGCGAGAAAACCTTCCGTGCAGTAATCGGCAGAACATTCAACGATGAAGTCCATCATGCCGCCCTGCTTGGCATAGAAGCCGGGACCGCCCGAACCCCAGACCGCGACGTTGTTGCAATTGAGGGAGTGTCCGAACGCAGCAACAAGAACCATGTTGCCGTTGGTTGACGGCCCGACGCCGTCACCAGTCACCAATATGTCCTTCAGCATTGGTGTACCCGGACCGCCCTGCATAATGCCAATGGCGTAGTTGGGATAGAAGTTGTTCATATACGTTGAAATGGGAGTGCGTATCTCCGTGCCGTAGCGCGAACGCAGCATGGCGATGTTGGATTGTGCATCGGCATTTCGTGCCGCCTGACTGTTGCCGGTCGCAACAAAGCTGGCAGACGTAGGAGGAGCCGCGAGCATCGTACCCTTGACCACGATCCGATCGCCGTTGGCATGGTAGATTTTAAACGGCGGGAAGACACCAGCAGCGAACAGGATAGTGACAGTCGCATTCGAAGCGATCGTCTTACGCTTGAGCGAATTCATCACTGTAACGAAATCGGGAAACTGCGTTGATGGAATGTTGAACGTAACGTCGGTCGTGATTGCGATATCAGTTTCGGCAAAGAAGTTTGTGCCGTCGTACTTGAGATAAAGAATGTCGCCAGTGACAAAGTCACCCGGCAGCAGCGGCAGTCCATCCGACGCGACGATCGGTTTTGACGCCAGCGCATTGACCACGATATCGGTTGGGCCGGTGACCGTGTGCGCAATCTTGACCAGCAGCACGGTGCCGGGAATGAGACCGGTTAACGCTGGACTGAACGGCGCAATGATGTGGTTGGCGGTTGCCGACGTATCGACAACGTACGGAATGTTGACAGTGTAGATTTCAGCATTGCCACCACCACCCGCGTCCGCTCCGCCGAAATTCGTCAGCTGCCATTGCGTGCCGTCATAGGTCAACTCGACAATACCGCCAGAAGGCAACGCCCCGACGCCGGGATCAGCACCTGACATCTTCTTGACGTTGCGCGGACCGGCGCCGAAATCAGCCGTGACGCCGGCTGTCGTGTTGGTATGCAGCACCTTGACGCGAATTGGCAGACCGACTGTGTAGGTCTGCAGCGCAGGAGCCAGCGAACCAAGGATCGCGTTGGTAGCGCCGCTGTCCTCGACGTAATTCATCCACTGCGAGCGCACGCCCTTCGCCAGCTGCGTCAGATCAGTGTCGTCCGGAGTGATGTTACTGTTGGAAATAACCGACACAAGTTCACGCATCGGATTTTCAAACGCAGCAGCCGGCGGAATTGAGCCTTGTCGCCCGATAGAAGGATCGCCATTGATGTAGCTGGCGTTTGGATCGGTAATGCCGTACGGCGGGACGTATTTCACGATTGACTCCTTATGGTGTGCCTTGCATCGGCCCGCCGAACGCGAGCGACGATGTATCCACTACGATCTGGGTATGTGCAGGTTTCCACCGCTCTAGCAAGCATAACAGCTCATCAGGATCGCGAAATTCAAGATGATGATTTACACCCGCCTCACTAGAACTGGCACGGAACCAAACGAGACTAGGAACATCGATTGACACTGTCCAATAAAACCGCATCTCAGGCGGTCCTATGTACCAGCGGAAATTCTCATCAGGCGAGGGTCGCGTATCACCAACTCGACTGATACCGGCCATGAACGGCGCGAACTCTTTAATCGTAACCGTATAACCAAGCCAAGCCATCAACTGTTCGAAATAATAGACGCTCTGACCGCCCTGCCAAGTCATCTTCAGCAGCAGCATGCGCTGACGCTCGCCAATAGTGAGCGCCTCGGGGAAGCACGGGTCAGGAAGACCCCACGCCCTCTCCCATTCAGGCAACAGCTCGAGCGTATGACGCGGGTCAGTTTCCCGCTCTAGCAGGTCAGCCGCACGTCCGTCCACAAACCCCCAGTATTCGCACAGGCCGGCACAGGTCTTGACCAAAATGCTGAACGGGTCGCGCGTCCAAGCCTGACCTTGCGGCAACAGCGCGAGAAAAGCGTTCTTGTAATCATCGCCGGTACGACGGACGTGCCGATCAAGTGTCATAGATGACGCTTCCCAGCACGGCCATGTGACCCGGTGACAGCATCACGTCGTCTATCGTGTTTATAAGCTGGAACGAATTGACATTAGGAGCATTCATGATGGCATAGCTCTTCCATGCCACGAATATCGTCTGCCCCGGTATCGCCAGTGCGAACAGCATGTCGAGCAGGCTCGCCTCGATCCCGGCCCGCGTACTTTCATTGTCGATAACCAGCTGGGTGATCTGGCAATCAACCAGTTGCGGAATTGGCGCGACAACAAAAAAGTCCTTGACTGCGACCGGGCGTACCGTGTCCAAATAGGCAGCGAGCGCAACGCAGTCATCGCCAGTTGGAAAGCCGTCCTGATCGGCTCGCAGTTCGTCCATCATGAAACGAACAGTGACCGTACCAATACCCATCTCCAGCGGCGAACACCACGCCCTAGTGACGCCGGGAAAACTGAGCGCCCAGTTGACGTAATCACTGGCATCGCCGCCCATCGGCGGTTGCTGAATGCGCAACAGCACGCGCTTGCGTAAATCGTCGTCTGTCTCCTGATCAGTGCCGCCGGTAATAGTTATCACTGGCGCCTCACCGTCAACGCCGGACCCCGGTGTGTCCAGCGACAGCACGTCGCCGGCGCCCTTGTTGCCGCCAGCACCGGCGTTTAGTGCGCGCACGTTCGCTTTCGAGCCTATGTCGGAAAGATAGACCGACTCAGTCGTTTCATAAGGCCACGCATCGCTGCCGCTCAGACGCGTCCCAGCAGGCAGAACGGTGCCGGTCGTCCCCGTCAGCGTGACGCTGCCACTAGCAAACGTGCCGACTTTGCGACCGATACTGCCATCTGCGTTCTTCAGCCAGATATTGCCGTGCCGATCCAGCCATTCATGTTCAGCGGTATCAGGCAAGAACTGCAACGCCAGCCAGTCGAGATAGCGAAGCGTCAAATGCGCCAGCGCTGCCATCGCGTCGGACATGACGCGCAGCACGCTGTTGCCGACGAACGACGCACGACCCAAGAATGTAGAGACCTCACCGCGAACAGTTTCGCGAACAGACCGCAGTGTTGGTGTTGTCCAAGGCATATCAGTTCCTAGTTTCTAGCCACAGGTTCTGGAAGCGCAAATCGATCTGCAGCGTTGGACCGCGATAGACTTTTATGGCGACATTGATACGTTCAATGCTGGCGCGCGTAGCCACCACATCGATGTGGCTGCAGAGCTGCTTGTCAATCATTGGCTGCAGCGCTATTCGGCAATACTGCTCCGCCCGCGTCAGAGTCGCGCCCTCCTTGGCCTCCGCCGGCGTGATCTTGGCACGGCTCAGCAGCCAGATTTTTGCACCGATCGGCCAACCGTCCCAGATTGTCTCGGCGTCGAGGTCGCCCCACCAGCCGCAACGGTCAGTGCTGTCAGGATCGGGCAGAATGTCGTCGGCGTCGGCCCAAGCGAATGTCAGCAGCGCCACCTTGACAATATTGGCCAGTTCCTCACTCTCATCAAGCGTGTTGTCTGGCTTCAGCAGCCAGTCGGCCCAGATACCAGCCAAGTTTGTTACGTTGATAATTCGGACGTCTGTCATTTACGAACTCAGTGCTATGATATCACGCTGCATGAAGGCCGGGTGCACGGTCTGATTTTCCGCAGTCAGTTCGTCGCCGCGTGACGCGTCACCGTAGATACGATTGGCAAGAGCCAGCGACGGGAAGTGAACCGGCATGACGTACTCGACGACGCGCGGCAATTGGCGCTCAGTCGCGGACAGGTGTTGAACCAGCAGTGCCGACAGCGCCACGAAATTCTGGTAGTCACTCGACACGAACGAGTCGGCCTTCTCTATCTTGATCGTCTCAATGATAACGCCTATTTGATCCATCAGCGTGTCGACTTGTACGCGGCTGGCAAATAACATCTTCGCGATGATCTGACTCTGCTCCACGAATGAAAACAAAATGGCTGCGTTAACGATAGCCTTTCCCAGCGGGAACGTCGGTGTCTCCTTAAACATGGCAAGTCGCACATTGTCCATCGAATTAAGAGTAGCGCCGGCCAGCCGTGCCTGCTCAAAGCAGTCGTACAGACTTACGCCGAGAGTGTACGTATCGACCAGTTCCGAAAAGTTCGAGAGAAACTTGCCGACTGCCGAACGCAAATCCGCACCAGCCGTTCCCTGCGACGAAATTGAGAAACTCATCAGCGCGTCTATCAGGCGCTTCGAGATTTCCAGCCCGTTTGACAGTTCTGATCGGTATATCATGCGTGTCCTATGCCGCCGGCGCCGGGAGGTGCCACCACTGTCGGCGTGTCAACGTTAGCGGCTGCAGTCTCCCCGGTGGTCTGGGCCTGACTCGCTACCTGCGACCCCGTGTTTGCCTGTTCCGGCGTGTTGCCCGGTGAGCCTTGCTCCACGAACGACATTTCGAATGCACAGTAACCGCCACGCTCCCGCGTCTCCGTCACATTGTAGCGCTCGCAGATGCACTGCTTCGGCTCTGCCAGATAGGGGTCAATCAGCGTGCCACCCTCGCTCGAGTCCAGCACGTTCATCAATGCTTTCTTGCCAATGTGGTAGGACGGCCCAATAATGTAGCCGGTCATCTGATAGCGGAACGCAGCCCTGCCCATGTCCTCGGCATAGGGCATATTTCGTTTCGGATATTCATGCAAGACGACGCGCCGGCCACCGGTGCGAGCCTGCTGCTCGACATGAAACGTCACGCCATTAAACGACGCCGGCACCAGCCGCAGGCGCCATGGCGCGGGAGAAACTTCTTGGATCGTTGCCATCGATTATCCGTACGCAAACGTTGCGCCGCTACCGGCAGCAGTCTTCGGATCGCAGTGCGGCTCACCGATCGGTATGCACAGGTCATCCTGCTGGGCGTGGTCCGGAGTGTTGACGATCACCGGCTTACCCTGAATAAACACCGACGTCCCGGTTGGAATGAGTTGGCCATCGCCGTCCGTGTTGATGTCGTCTTTCACCGCCCATAATTTGCCGTCAACGTACGTCGTCGACTGACCGACTACGATGGTCGTGGCACCGCAGACGCGCGGATCGCTGTGTCGGTGTGCTGGCGGCATCAGTTATGATCAATCCTTGCAGACGTAAGCTTGATGTTGCCACTGGTGATTTCGATGCTCGAGCCGCCCATTTTGAGCGTAATCTTGTCCGACAGCATTTCGAACGTGCAGCTGCCGGCGCCGTCCACGTCGAGGAACCAGCGCTTTTTCGCCTTGTCGTAGCTGCCAACCATCTTGTCGCCGGGAGCGTAGAACTCGATCTTGTCCTTTGAGTTGCGGACTTCCGTGTTGACGCTGTCACCTTCGTGCTTGTACTTTTCCTTCTGCTGCCCGCCACTGCTAGCTCCGCCGCTATCCGCTGCCTGTTGCGTTGCCTGCGCGCCGGCGGAACCGCCGCCTCCATTACTGGCGCCGCCCTGCGACTGGCTCTTCTCGATCTTGTGCGTCTGCATCTTCTTGTTGACGTGACGCAGACTGACCATCCGTGTCGTCTTGCCCTTTGGGTCCTTGACTGACTTGCCGTCGAGGCCGACGATATAGGTGCCGTTCTCCTTGAACAGCACCATCTGCTCACTGCCATCCGGCGCGTAATGCGCGCCTTCGCCTTCGCTCATGCCATAGGGTCGTACCCGTCGATCGTCAACCATAGCAACAGGATGAGAACGAGAGCCGCCGAGATACAACATAACAGCTTCAGCAGCAGGTCCTGTGGGCTGATCATGGTTCCAGTCCCCCTCCTCACTGGAATTGGACGGCTTCGACGGCTTTTTTTGATTGGGGTCTTCCTGCTGCTTGATCGGAAATGCCGTTGTACCGACCGGCTGCCAGCGCTCAAAATCAGTTGGTGTCTCGCTGTGAGTGACGTCTGCCGACTTCACCTGTTGCATCAGGTGATCGTCGTCGAACTCGCGCACGGTCGCGCGTGCGGTACTCATGCGCGCTTTGCGCGTCGTATCAGTCAGTGTTGTGCGTATTGTCATTGCTGCGGCGTCGGTGCGCCATCTCCAAAGGCTTTGGTGTTAACCAGTTCAAGCACGGTACGCGTGCCGGTGCTGTTGTCCTGACTAAACGTGGCACTTTTGAGGATCAGCGGAATGCCGTTCATAACCAGCATCGGTGATTGCACCGTCACCATCTTTCCTCTTTCCCACAAACCACCGGACGGCTTCAGCCACCCGTGCACAGTTGCGTACACTGTGACGTACGACTCCATCATCCAGTTGCTTTCCGACTGCGCGCGGCCCTCATGCAGGTCCTTACCCATGAACGGAATTTCCGGGATCACGACGCCGGGAATGTACTTGGGGCCGAACGTTTCAAACGTCTTCGACACAAACGGAACGCTTGCTACCTTGGCGCCCCACGTGTCGTCATTGCCGGGTCCCTGATTAGGCGACGGCACACCGCCGGCCTGATTGGGGTCGTAAATAACCTCGCGTCCCTCCAGCATGTTCTTGCCTTCAACCACGCTGTCGCCGCCGCCAGTAGACCCGACCAGAATACAGAAATTACCATGTACGTCTCCCGCATGCGCAATTCCGATCGGACTGCCGGGTACGCCAAGATGACGAGTAATCATGTCGATGAAATCGTGCACTGACTCGCCGGGAGTGACAGATAGGCGCGGTATCTTAAAATTGGGAAGCGAGCCGCCTTCGACCTTGAGGTTGATATTGAGTGGCTTAAGCACGCTGCGAATGATCTGTTCCGGCGTCTGGTTCTTGAACTCCCCCGTCTTCGTTATAACGCTGGAAGTTGCCATCGGTATGTTGTTCGCACACTGAATTTCGATGTGAT